ATCGCGGCACCGAACCGAGGCAAGTGGCAGCCGCGTAGCGGCAATTCGACAATCGCAGCCAGCGGAACCCGGCACGCCGGATAATCCGCCCAGCGAACCGAAGGAAATCCTGACATGGCAGAGACTGACAGTGGACCGCTGTCCATTGCGGACGCGGTGCGAGCACTAAGCCAAGACCCACGGGTTGCGCCCCCTGAAAAGGACATGCGCGAACCTGCCGGAAAGGCGCGTGCTCCAAACCCCGACGACGAGGACGAGGAAGAACAACAACTCGTTGACGGGCTGGCCGAGGAAGAGAGCGACACTCCCGAGGAAGCTGACGAAGGACCACCGGAAGACGCCGAAGAAGAGCCTGAACCTTACGCCAAAGGCCGCTTCGCGGCGGATGATGCCAAGGTGAAGCTCGATGACGGCAAGGTGATAACCATCGCCGAGTTGCGCAAGGGAACCCTCCTGCAATCGGACTACTCGCGTAAAACACAGGCGCTGGCGGAAGAAAGGAAAGTCGTCGAGCAGCATGTGGCAAGAGTGCGCGAGGTCGAACAGGCGCTAAAGCAGCAAGAGGAGTTGATAGCCGAATTGTGGCAGGAGGTGCTTTCCACCCCGCCCGATCCCGCGATGCTGGACCCGAACTCGGGCCAATTCGATGTCGTGACGTACATGAAATCGAAAGAGGAATACGAGCGGAAAGGCATCAAGACCCAGAAGTTCATCGCCAACTATCAGGCGAGGGTTGCGCGGCAGGCCCAAGAGGAGAACCAGAGCCGGTTGCAAATCCGCTCTCAGGAGGCCGAACGCCTCTATGAAGCGATGCCGGAACTGAGGAAACCAGAGACCTACCAGCAATTCTGGGCCAAGGCCGTCGAGACGGTCGCGGATTACGGCTACACCCCCGAAGACTTGGATCAAGTGGATGACCACCGGACCTATCTCGTGTTGAGGGACGCCATGGCTTTCCGAGACCTCAAACGGAAAGTGGCGATGGCAAGGACCAAGGTGGCGGGCAGGCCCCCTGTTTTACAGGGAAGCGCCCGCCGGTCGTCTGAGACCGCGCGAACCCACGAGACCAAGACTGCTTTGGCGAGGCTCAATCAAACCGGCAGCGTTGCCGATGGCATCGCGGCCATGGTCGCTCTCGATAAAGCTAGGAACAGGTAAATGACAGTCGTTCTCAATACCTTCACCACCGCTGGCACCGCCGGGTCGAACCCCCCGGTCGGCAACCGGCAGGAAATCGATGATGTCGTCTCCCGGATCACCCCGGAGGACACGCCGGTCTATTCGATGATCGGCAAGGGCACGACCAAAAGCATATCGCCTGAATGGGAAATAGATACACTGCGGGCACCTGCTGCGAATGTGCAAGTTGAAGGTGACGATTACGCATTTACAGCAATCACGCCCGCAGTCAGAGTAAAAAACTGGACGCAAATCTTCCGGCAGGGCTGGATCGTTTCTCGTTCGCAGGAGGCGGTCGACAACGTGGGCGATGTCGAGAAGGCAGCCGAGAAAAAAGTGAAGTCGGCTATCGAAGTCCGCAAGGACATCGAGCTTCAGATCGTCACCGGAGTGACCACGGCGCAGGCTTCGGCGGCGGGCACGAGCCGCAAATCGGGAACGCTGAACTCGTGGCTGGTGACCAATACCCAGCGTGCCGCTGGCTCGACCGCTGGCGGTTATTCGAGCGGCACCAGCCTGACGGTCGCTCCCGGCAACGGGACGGCCAACCGGGCCTTCACCAAGGCGCTGCTCGATACCGGAATGCAGCAGGTTTACAACGCTGGCGGAAACCTGCGGAATGTGGTGCTAAGCCCTTATCTCAAAAGCGTTTTCGTCACGTTCATGTCGGACACTAACGTCGCTCCCTTCCGGCAGAATATCGACGCTGGTGGCAAACACACCATCATGGGGTCAGCCGACGCCTACCAAGGGCCTTTCGGCACCGTGGCGATCATCCCGGATCGGGTCATGAACACCGCCGCGAACGGCGCGGACGCCCGCAATGCCTTCCTGATCGACCCGGAATTGCTGTCGTGGGTCTGGCTTCGCCCGCTTCAGGAAGACCCCGATCTCGCCAAAACCGGTGATGCGAAACGCGGCATGATCATCGGCGAAGGAACGCTCAAAGTAAGAAATGAGGCTGGTCTCGGCGTTATTTCCGATCTCTTCGGTTATACCGCTTCGTCACCGGCAAACGGCACCTAACGGACAGACTAAGTCTGGGAGACTAAAAATGGCCGTGGCAAGAGCAAAGCCAAAACCAAAGGCTAAGGCGAAGCCACGGCCCAAACCCGTTCAGAAAGCGAGACCGATCATGGCTGAAAAAGAACCCGAGGACGTTAAGGAAGCGGCCCCCAAGGCCAAGAAGGAGACAGGCACCAAGGTCAAGCTGTTGAGGGAATATTGGCTCAATGAAGCCACCGTCGATCCGGCGACCGGGTTGCTTGTCGATGATAAACGACCGGTCGGCGAGGTGGTGACGCTCAGCCGCGAAGAGGCCAAGCGGCTGATCGAAATGGGGGCCGCAGAACGAACGGACCCGCTGCCCGATGAGTGACCCGATCTATGACGGCGACTGGCGGTTGATCGGGTACGATCCCGAACTGGACCGCTCGATGTGGATGATCATGGAAGACGATGGCGGGATGCACATTCAGGTCCGCTATGGCGTCAATGCCGTCTTGGCCGCCAACAGACAGGCGTTCAATGAGGCCCCGAAGCGGTTTGGCGACTGGGCGCGGATCGCCTCGATCCCCTTCCCGATCTACTACAGCAGCGGTCTGGATCAGGCGATTGCCGGGGAGGACAAGAAGTTCATCAGCAAGTTTTTGAACTCATCAGATAATAGAGCATGGCGGACCAGAGGCGGTAAAATCTGATGGGAACCATCTAAGATGGCGATTAGCAATCACCCGCAGTTGGTTCAGGCCATTCAGGACTGGATGATGGATCGATCCGATCTAGCCACGTTCGCGCCTGACTGCGTGACGCTGACTGAAGCCTACCTGAATTTTGGCGGTAACTGGGATGAACATGACCGCCCCTTGAGATGCCGTCAGATGACGACAATCGCGACGATCACGCCCGATGCCAATGGTGTCTACGCGCTGCCCGCCGACTTCCTGCAATTGCGCAGGATCACCGAAACCTCATCCAGTCCGACCCGGCGCAACATGAGTTATATCGAGCCGGTCGGCGCGGATGTCTGGTATCCAGACCGCCCCGGTGGTCCCGGTGACAACTACACGATCCTCGGCAGTTCGATCTATGGCCTGCCGAACTCCCAGAACCCGCTAGAGCTTGTCTACTATGCCAAAATCCCGGCGCTGACCGATGTTGCGCCGGTCAACTGGTTGTTGACGGTCAACCCCAACATCTACCTTTACGGCAGCCTGATGATGGCGGCGGACAAAATTAAATTCGGCGAGGAGGCCCAGAAATACGCGCTGATGCTGCGCAGCTTTGTCAGCGGTATGAATGAGAGTGATGCGATTGGCCGGATGGCCCGCGTCGGCCTATCGATGCGCGGTCCATGTCCATGACGGTGATCCCCTTCACGCTGCCGTGGGAACCCGACAAGGGGGCAATGTCCACTACGTCGCTGGATTATATCTTAAACCTTCTCCCCGGCCCGGAGAGTTGGGTGCCGCTCCCGGATTTCACCTCCTTCTCTCAGGCCCTCCCTTCTGAGTGCAAGGGATGCTGGTGGTTCCGCTCCGATGCCGGGGTTTTCAATACGGTCGCCGCCACCCAGACCATGCTCTACCGGCTCAACAGCGCCACGCTGGGCTGGCTGCCGATTGGCAAGTTGGGCGCGGACACGGCGGTCAACGGCACCTTTGCGGTCGGCACCAACTGGACCTTGGGCACGGGCGTCACGATTTCTGGCGGCGTGGCGGTGTTCACCACGTCAGCCATCAATATCGGTCTTTCTCAGGCGCAGACGCTGACGGCTGGCTCTATTTTCAAGGTCACCTATACGGTGACTGCGCTGACCCTTGGCGGCGTGCGTCCAACCCTCACGGGCGGCACTCAGGTCAATGGCACGACGGTCACGGCGGTGGGTACCTATACCGATTATCTGACGGCGGTCACCGGCAACACGACCTTCGGCTTTCAGGGCACGGCGGCCAGCAACACGCTTCAGATCGACAACGTCACCATTCAGGCCATGGCCGCTTACACCGGTCCCGGCGACGGCGATCTGTGGACGGCGACCGTCTATGGCGGCAACCTCTACGTCACCAACATCAATGATCCCCTGCAGATCACCTCAACGACCAGCGTTAGCAATTTCGCCGATGCGACCGGCTCCCCTCCCCAAGCCAAATACATCGCGACCATCGGCGATTTTCTCTTCCTCGCCCACCTCAAGGTGGCGGCGGTCACCTATCCGCGCAAATGGCAGCATTCGAAGATCAACAATCCGGCCAACTGGGTGATTGATGGCTCACCGGGGGCCTCTGACGATCAGGAAATCCCGGACGGCGACGACATCGTGGCGGTCCTGCCAATGGCGGGCGCGTCCGCTCGCATCATCCAGAAGCGGGCGCGACGGGCGCTCACCTTCACGCCGGGCGGCCTGATCTCCTTCCAGCAATCGGACATCGACGCGACGAGGGGCGCGGTGGCGGCACACACCTGCGTGGCGCTCGGATCGAACCAATATTTCTACCTGACCGAGAACGGCTTCTGCATGAACGACGAATATCGTCCCATCGGCGCGGAGCGCATCGACCGGATGTTCATGGCGGCGGTTGATCCGGCGCGGCTCTATGCGGTCAAGGCGGCGGTCGATCCGGGCCGCAAGATCGTCTGGGTGACCTACAAGGACGCGGGCGGCACCCGCCGCACGCTGGGCTATCACTGGTATCTCGACCGCTGGTTCCAAGCCGACGATCAGGTTGTGCTGTACGTGACAACCGTCAGTCCCGGTTACGTGCTGGACAGCCTGACCGGCGTGCTCAACGACTATCCATCGCCGCCGCTTGACAGTCCGTTCTGGGCGGGCGGCGTGGTCAATTTCGGGGCCTTCCTGACCGACAACAAGCTCTACCTCTACGGCGGCACCCGCTCGTCGGCGACCATCGACACCACCACCATGCAGCTTACCGAAGGCACCGGGGCGTTCGTCTGGGGTGCGGAAGTAATCGGTGATCTGGCTGATTTCACGATCCAGCATTCGGCGACATTCACGCCGAACCAGACGCCGAACTGGTCCGCCGCGCGGACCCGCAGCAACATCACCGGGATCGCGCCATTCAGCCGTGACGGCAAGTGGCACCGTTTTCGGGTCAACATCAATACGGGCGGAAACTGGACGCATCTGCATGGCCTGCGGCCCTACGCCAAACCATCGAGCATCGCATGATCGAGATCGTTCCCATGGTCATGGTCGACGGCATTTGGCCGAAGGTCCAGAAGGGCTTTGCGGAAGCCTGCCGGAAGGGTGGCGAGCAATTCTCGGAGGCGTGGCTGCATGTCACCTGCCGCCGCGGAGACGCCTATCTCTGCCTGATGCATGAAGACAACGACATCTACACGGCCATGGTGTTGCAGGAGCAGCAGTGGCAGGACCGGCAGGTGCTCTATGTGCTGGCGACGACCGGCCATGACCGCAAGGATTGGTGGAAGGACGTGATCGACTGGGCGACGGTTACCTTTCCGGGCTGCAAGAACTTTGTTTTCGAGGGCAGGCCCGGCTGGGGGAAAATGCCCGGCGTGCGGGTTCTGAGGCACTGTTACGAGATGGACATGGATCATGGGCTCTAAACCTGCACAGACAACGACCACGACCGGGGCAAGTGCTCCTTGGGGGCCAACTCAACCGGGTTTGCAAATGGGCATCAATTCGGCGAACAGCGCCTTTCAGTCAGGGGTCGGGGCGCAACCCTATACCGGCTCGATGGTGACGCCGTTCGCCCAGCAGTCGACCGATGCGTTCAAACAGATGACCGATCTGGCGAACACGGCCCAGCCCGGAATGACGGCGGGCTATCAGGGGGTCGCCAATCTGGCGGGTTTGGGCGGCTCGAACGCCTTGCAGAACGAGCAGATCGCACGGCTCCAGCCCTACGCCAGCGGCAACGGCCTCAACACCATGCAGCAGACCGCCTACAACCGGCTCGACCCGACCGCGCTGGGCCAGAATATCGGCAATAATCCGTACCTCAACGACGTGATCGCCCGAAGCTCGGCTGACATCACCGGGGCCAACGACCTGCAAGCCTCCGCTTACGGTCGATACGGAAGTGGAGGACATCAGGCGGTGACCGACAAGGCGATTGCGGACATGGCGGCCCCGCTGCGCTATCAGGATTACCAGACCCAGCAACAGCGTTCCGATCAGGCGATCCGCGATCAACTGGGCATCGGCACAACCGGCTTCGGCCAACAGCACGCGGCCATCGGCGATTTGTACAATGCGGGCCAGCAGCAGTGGAAGAACATTACCGATCTGCCCGGTCAATTGGCGGCTGGCTACAACACGGCGATGATGCCCAGCCAGACGCTGCGGACGGTCGGCGGCGAATACGAAGACCTGATGTCGAAGCAGTTGACCGACCAGCGCCGTATCTTCGATGAGCAGCAGCAGCAGCCGTGGAAACAGATCGGCTATCTCAATCAGGCGCTGAGCGGGGTTGCGCCCACTTCTGGCACGACGACATCGCAAGCAACAGCACCCGGCACGTCGCGGCTAATGGCAGGGCTTGGCGGGGCCATGGGCGGCGGCGAACTGCTTGGACCTTGGGGCGCGTTGGCTGGCGGCTTGGCTGGCGCGTTTGGATAAGGAGTGAGAGACGATGGGCGGCAAGGCGAAGAACCCCGCGCCGATTAATCAGGGGCCGTATTCCATCGCGGAACCGGCCTACAAGCCGATGGGAGCCAACCTTGGCGGCGGTACGGCCACGACCTACGGGCCGATGCCCGGTCAACTGGACCTGATCGCTCAGCAGCTTCACGCGGGCTATCCGACGATGGATCAGGCGGCGCTGCTGGCGCAGTTGCAGGGCATCTACAAGCCGGTGACGACGGGTGGCCCGGTCAGGGATGAACAGGCCGCTTTGGCGGCCGCAACCGCCAAGGCCGCAGCAGCATCTGCACCAACTGCGGCCACCAAGACCGCATCAGCATCTGCACCAACTGCGGCCAACTCTTATGGGCGTTACTATGTCGATGAAAACGGTTTTTTCATCGACAGCGCGCGAAGAGGCATGTGATGGCACAGCCGGGATTTATGGGTGGATTTTTCGCTCCCTTCAAGCGGACGAAGCCGGATGCCGCTCCGGATGAGTATGGCTATGTCAATCCCTTGGAGGGTCTGGGGCCGATCGATAGGTATAAATACCTCAACAAGTATCAGCCCGAGACGATCATGTCGCTGGCGGCTGGCCTGCTTCAGGGCACCGACAAGGGGATGGCCGAGGGCTTCGCCAATGCCGGGCAGGCGATGGGGGATTACCGCGCCATCGACCAGAAGCGGCAGGACAGGCAGCAAACCCAGAATTTGACCATGCAGTATCTACATGACCAATTCCCCGATCTGTCGGAGGCGGATTTACAGGCAGCGGCGCGCAATCCGGAAATTCTGACCCACCTGCTTTCGCCGAAGGTGACTGGGACTGACGATATTCAGGAATACAATTTCGCGCTTTCTCAGGGGTTTAAGGGCTCGTTCATCGATTTCAAGCTATCGCAGATCAAGGCGGGCGTTGCGCCGAACCTCGGTCCCATTCCATCCGGGTGGCGTCTGGGTGCGGATGGGCAGACGCTGGAACCCATTCCCGGCGGCCCAGCGGACCCAACCCGCAAGGATGTCATCAAGGCCGGTCAGAAGGATGTCGCGACGGAAACCGTCGTGGCGGCGGCGGCAGCGGCAAGGAAGGCCGCCGCAGGCCGCCCGACAGGGCCTTATTTCCAAGCCGAAATCGCCAAGTGGCTGCCAACCTCCGATGCCGCTGAAACGATCCGGCAGGTCAATGTGCT